CTGTGTTCCTTCTATATCGCATTTTAGAATTTTGGAAGGATATTTCATATTAATAGTAACATTCTTACGTATAGTTTTTGCTATGTTTAAACTATCAGGATTATAGAGTTTTATCCATCTGGTTTTTTGGACTTTTGTGAAAAATGTAGGATTAATGGCATTTCTATTATGAATACTTGGCTCTGCTAAACCACTAAAAGTTACCATATTGTCAGGCATTAATATTTTGTGTGTGTTGCTATTAAGGAGGATTTTTTTAGGTTTGACTACGTCTATACGAACCCATACATCTGTGTCGGCTGAAACCATTGATTTCTCAAATTCAAATTGGAATTTACTATAGAGTGGTAGAAATGCTTCGTTAGATACAGCATCATCGTTACAATCATACCATTGGTCATTGGCATAAGAATTGTTAATTGTGAAATTCTTTTCCTGAAAACTACCTGCTGGTGCTATTGTTGAAGGCACATTACCATTCCAAGCAACTTGAAAAGGGGTATTAATTAAATGCATCCATTCTGCACATATAGCAAATGGTGCAAACATAGTTAGAGGTGTATCACTATGCCAATGTGACCTTTCTTCTTGGCGTAATCCAAGACGGGATACTTGTAAGGCTTTAACTTGTCTTGATAATGTAGCTATTGCTAATTGATTAGTATTTGGTTTTGTTGGTGGATATTTATTATATGTTCTTGCTTTTTTGTATATTGATTTTATAGCTGCATTTTTGGTTTTAACTGGTGCAGTTTTTTTGTAGTTTGAGCGGTATGGGCGGTATGGGCGGTTATACATAACCATTAGTTTTATAAATTATCTTTATATTATAATTTTGCCTAAATGTTTTAATTTAATATATTTAATAAAAAAAGGATTTAAAGATAAAATATAGGGGTATATTATATGGCGAGTGCCGATAGTTCCGTTAGTTCCGTTGAAGGGGGTAATACTATTTCCCCTTCAACTAAACAAATAGCTCCTGCTATTAGATGGTGTTTTACTTTAAACAACTATAAAAATGAAGACATTAGTTCCATAGAATTATGTTTTCGTAGTCACTCTAAATTTTGTATTATAGGTGATGAAGTTGGTGAAAATGGAACGCCTCATTTACAGGGTTATGTTGAATTTAGTAAAAAAATTCGTCCGTTGTCCTTACATTTAGTAAATGGTATTCATTGGGAAAAAGCCAAAGGCAATCGTCAAAGTAATATTGATTATTGTAGCAAACAGGCTATCCTGTTCTCTATTGGGCTACCTAAACCTATTAAGATTATTTCTACACTATTTCGTTGGCAACAAGAAATAGAAGATATATTTATGAAAGAACCAGATGATAGAACCATCTACTGGTATTGGGATGATACAGGTAATATAGGTAAGTCTGCTTTTATTAAATATATGATTGTTAAACATAAAGTTTTATTTTGTAGTGGTGGTAAGCATTCTGATATAATGAATTTAGTATTCAATCAAGATATGGATGAATGTAAATGTGTTATGTTTGATATACCACGTGCTAATAAAGGTCATATTAGTTATGCAAGTTTAGAAAGTATTAAAAATGGTATGGTTTGTAATACAAAATATGAAACTGGGGTTAAGGTATTTAATTCTCCACACGTTTTTGTATTTGCTAATTTCCCTCCTGATGATGAGAATATGTTATCTGCTGATAGATGGGTTATTAAAGAATTATAATTATATATTAACATTTTATGCTAATCTATAATTTGAGTTTAATTCCCCGATTTCCTTCGTGTTCTTACGAACTAACTTTCTACGAAAGTTACCATAGGTCTACGAAAATATGCCGATTAAAGTAAAATCTATAATTAATCTCTTTCAGGGTTTTTAATGTGAATTTCGCTTCGCTCTTGTTTTAATTTATTTTATTTACTCGCTTCGCTCCGTTGATTACATAGTTGTGCCGTGTTGGTCTCTCCATATATTATGACGCATACATGAAACGTGTAATCCTTGATCTGTATGAGGAACATTGGAATTTATAACAATCCAAGTTAAATCTTGTGGTGCCATATTTTGAATAAAATTCTGTGTTCCTTCTATATCGCATTTTAGAATTTTGGAAGGATATTTCATATTAATAGTAACATTCTTACGTATAGTTTTTGCTATGTTTAAACTATCAGGATTATAGAGTTTTATCCATCTGGT